GAGATGCTTGTCTCGCCACCAGTTGCAGTGTAGGTGAAGCGAGTGATATTCGCAAAGTCTGCACTAGGGCCGATATAAGGCATCAGGTTATCTCCATAATACTCAATGTCGCGTCAATCATGCCGGACACATCGCAGTCAACTTTAACAATGTCTGTTGTTTGCAAGATGTACTTGTTGCCAGCCATTAGTTCCAATGACGAACCAGCCAAGATAGATACGTCTTTGATGACGTTGACTGTCTGGTTAGTCTCATTGTCAACCGTTGTTGACGCAATCTGTACTGTGGCTGTGATAGCCGATGTATGTACGTTGGTTAATGTCAGGCCAATGATAACCGTAGTTGTCGCCGCCGGAACAGTGTAAAGGTCATCCGGCGTACCAGCACTGGCTGGCATAGCCGCATTTGTCTTGAGTTTGAACGTATTAGCCATTTAATTATCCTAGTGCTATTGCCAATGCTGTCGCGGTATCAGCCGCCACACTCTCAATCAGCGCTGTTTGCGCCGCCGAAATATTCACAAACAAATCATAGTATGCGCTGTTTGTGTTAGTTGATAGCGGCAGTGATCCGCTTGATGTGTGAGCCGTGTTGACCCGGTAAACATCCTGATTTGTTGTGTCGATGACCAAGTCACCAGCCGCGTAGTCAGTGGCCGTTGCCCAATTGCCTTTAAACTCGCCAGCCGTAGTTGTGGCAATTGGATTGCCGTTGCTGTCAAACGCTAAAAACTTTAGCGCCCGGTCATCCTTGGCTGGTAGGGTCATGTCAACTACGCCGCCATCCTCAACCAGCGCCGGGTCATAGACCGGGGCGCGTAGGCCGCGCTTGTTTTCTTCAGCCACCTGCTGGTCAAAGATTGTCAGCGCGTCTAGCTGTTCATTGAGGCTTGACGCCAGCAAGTCCCCGGCAGTCACAAAGTCAGTGACGCGCTCAATGTCACGCGCCCCAACAATAACTATCTGATCTGACGCGGTTGGCGTTGATGGTACGCTAGACCCGGTGACGATTGTCACTGAGCCAGTGCCGTTGGCATTGATTGTTACGGTGTAGTCTGTGGTCAGCGTCAACAGTGTGGCGTTAAAGTAAACAGCCAAATCGTTTTCATCTAAGATCTCAAACGAAAAGGCATACGGCCCAACACCCGCTGACCCGGTAAACACGACACGCCGTGTAATTGCGTTAATGTTATAGTCTGCCATTTAATGCCTCACAGTCTGATGTGAATAATACACTATTTAATCATGTTTGTTAATGATGGCGCTTCTTTTTTAGTTGGCTGTGTCAATACCGGGAAACGCTTTTTGTTTTTAATTTCTGCAAGCTTTGCCGCAAACTCAGGAAACTCGACTTGCGCGTCATCCAAACCGTTATCGGAAAGGTCAACTGGCATCTGCAAATACTGATCCACCTTTCGCGGATCTTCGGGGTTTTCTACCACCTCGCCAAAAAGCCGTAGTTTTGCCAACTTGCGGTAATTGTTCTGAATTGATTTGATCAAATTACGCATATCGCCAACGGCCAGTTCTTCGCCTGTAGCCTCAACGTCATCCATAAATTCTGTCATTGTGGCTTCAATGTTTTCCTCAAGCGTCATGCCGTCAATCAGGATCTCTTTGTTTGCCAACAATTTCCAACGCGCCTCAATGTCAGGCGGCACCTTTAATCCCTCAATCTTTTTGGGAAATGGTGACGGCCCCATATGTATGGCGTCCATAAATTCTCTGACGTTGTTTGTTTCGCCGTATGTCATAGACAATGGCTGTACGGCACTCGCCGCATTAAGTCCAATTGGCTCACCAAAATCATTTAACTTAACTGGCACAGTGTCTGACCAAATAGGCACTCTTGATTTCCACCTATTGTAAGCCTCTTCAGCAAACACCAATCCGGGGTGCGTGTCCTCACCAGCCCCAACATTGCTAACGGTTGGGTCAATCATGCGCTCAATGCGTGATGTTAGTGTGCTGTTTGAAAAACCGACAATGGGTGTGCCGGATAACAAGAAGCTTGAATATCTTTTGCCAAGCGCATTAAACACAGACACAATTCTATCGCCAGCATCAGTTTGCTTATACCCGGCAATTGATGTCAGTTCTGATATGCCTTGCATAGCTGGCATGTTTGTGGCTGTTTCAGCAACGGCGGCTGACCCAGCGTAAAACAATTTTTCCCACAATCCTTCCTCATCATAATCACTGTATCTGGCAACGTCAGTCAGTGCCGCGCCAAATATAAATGGCATATTAAACGGCTCTAATCTTTTTAATGAGACGAACACGCTATCGCCGTAATCAGCGCCGCTACCCTCAGTCACAGCATCCTCACCCAAAAGCCGCTTCAATTGTTTTACTTGCTCTGACGTTACTTCAGACTTGCCAGCCCTATAAGAAAACGGTTGCCAGCCTTGAGACTTTAGCATGTTTCTATATGACGTATCTCCGGGGCCAGCGCCTGTTATGCGACCTTCGCCAGCAAGATAGTAGCCAAGGCCAACTGCGGCTGAACCCAAGAAAATTCTGCTTGCCGCCAGATCTTTGTGTCGGCCACCCTTTTCCAACTCAGCGTAAAATGCTGGCGATACAAAGTTCAAAACACCAATGCGAGAATTTGCTTCATTGGCAATGTTTGTAAGCGTCTTGCTAAATGGTGCCATTGGCTTAAAATACCATTTATTCATCATTTTATTAGCGCCATTGTAAATGCCAGCAAACGGCAACTGCTTGTCAATGTCTGCTTGCAGTGTCACCTGTTTGCGCCAAGCGTTCATGCTCATGTCAATGTCGCCGGGCATCTCTGTCAAAAACTTTTGAACGTGACGTGATGCAATTTGCGTTGCCTCTTTTTCTGCAACACGCGGGTCAACGCCGCGTGACGTTAGATCTGCCAGCGTGTTGTCAAATACCTTGCCGCCAGCCCGTGCCGCCTCTTCATGCAATTGAACGCGCTGTGCCACGCCAGCAAAAAACTCATCAGCCGCGCCAAGCGCTCTAAATGGAATTGAGTAAGCAACGCCCATTGCGTTAAACACCTTGCCGGGAACGGTGTTTGTTAAATCAGGAAACTCTCTAATCTCTTTTGTAAATGGTATTTTGTAAGCGGCACCAGCCCAATACTCTGTTCTAAGCGGATCTCTTGGCGCATCTTTTGCGGCACCACCCTCTGCAAATTTACGGCCCATCATTGCCCAGCCGTCAATTAGGCCATTCTTAAACCCAGACATTCTGGCATAAATGTCTGCGCCATAATATCTGTCTGGGTCATACTTACGTCCAAATGTCTTGGCAAGGCGCTGACGTAACATGCCAAAAGGAACCGCCATTGCGCGTTCTGGCACATCAAGAAACCCGAAAAGCGCATTGCCAGCGGCGTTATATATATGCGTTACCGGGTCATTCAGCATGACTGACTGCGCCATATAAACTGTGGCCTCATATGATTTACGCTTGACGCTGTTGCGTAGCATTGCGTTTCTTTGAGCCATACTCATTTTGCTCCACCCTTCAGCTAGGCGCACCAACTGATCATCGCCGCCCAACTCATTTAAGGCATCGCGCAATTCTTTTTGTGTTAGTCCACCAGCGCGATCAGACGCGCCCTTAAACACATTCATTGATCTGGCTATGTCTGTCTTTGCCCCAGACAACTCAGCCAAGATCATGTCGTGTTGCGCCATAGCTTCGCGCAGTGCCAGCTTGCCACCTTCGTCTAATTCGCCACGCGATGCCAAGCGCATTAAGTCGTCAACCTTGCCAGCGCTAATGTCGTGCAAAACTACTAGCCCCGCCATACGCTCTGCCAATTGAGCGCCACCAATGCTGGCGTCCATACCCTGACCAGAAAATATTTTGTCTAGATTTTCTTTTGGAATGCCAGCATCTTGGGCGCGGGTAAAAATCTCATCAATTGACATTGGCTTTTTAACGTCAGTCAGTTTTTCGTCAGCCGCCTTTGCCGCCGCCTGCACTGTCGCCGCAAACTCATCGCTGTCATAAAAGCGCGTGTTTACTGGCCCCTCTTTTAAGCCAGCAATTTTCTGCGCCTTACTTGGCGATGGCACCTCACGCGCCGTGCCAATCTCTGCCTGACGCGCCTGCAAACGCGCCTGCATTTCTTCTAGCGTTACTGGCGGTGGTGATTTTGGTTGCGGCTGTGGCGCCGCTCCCGGCGCACCAATGACAGGCCCAACAGGCACATCGGTAACCGTTGGCATTTCACCAGCCTCTTTAGTTACCCGTGCCTCTGGTGAAAGCCTAGCGCCCGGCGTGGTCAGGCCACCAATGATTTCTTTGGTTTTGCTTCTGGCTAACTTAGACGTGATCCCAGAACTAAGGCTGGCAACCTGCACATACTCTTCCTCTGGCGCACCAGTCTCAGGCGCGGCATTGATGTCTGCCTCTGTGTCCAGAATGCTACGCTGTTCGTCTGGTGCTTTAGGTATCGCCATTGCCTATTCCTCTGGCTGTGTTTCTTCTGGCTCTGCCTGCATAGGCATAAATTCGCGCTTTGCGTATAACTCAGCAACCAACGACATTACATTAGTATTGTTCTGCTGGTTTGCCTTTTGCTCTGATGAGTTGGTCAAGTTTTCCACGATCTACTCCTTCAAATTCATACCAAGGTATGCTTCCACCCTCAAATGATTGGACGCCCGGAAAATCCTCTGGAAGGATGCCGGACTTTTTACTAAACACTTGATCGAACATACCATCTAATTCTGCTTTTGTGAATTGATACGGCTTGCCATCACTTGTGTTGTAAATAAAGCGGCTTTCACTGCCCGGCATTTTTTCGTATGACACGCCGGAATATTTGGTATGGAAACGCCCTTCAGTCACAGGCACCATTTCTGTTGGGCTAAAGTTTGCGCCGGGGCGTTTAGACCCCATACCAACCACAGCTTCTAGTGTTGGGTGCGATACAACTTGCCCTGATGACCTTACCCAGCTTTCCCAGTGGTATCTGCCAACAGATCCAACATCGCCGCGCCCAAGTCTATTATAAAGATCAGGCACACGATTTAACAATGAGCGCTCAAGTGCCTCATACTGTACAAGGCCTTGTGCGCCCTCAAACTGTTTCATAATATCATCATATATTTTATCACCGCCGCCCCACATCTGATTGATTTGGATGCGGTCAAGAACCACAACGTCATTGCGCCCCGATACCAACAAAGCAAATGACAGGATCTTGTTACCAATACCCGTACCTTCGGCTAGTGAATAATATTCACGCCGTATCTCTTTACTGCTTTTGCTTTGGTCTGCAATTAAATTATGCAAGTGCGTTAAAGCTGAAACACCGTTTTCATCAACAGCAGACATTTTCTTTAAAAACACTTCACCAAAATCGTTTGCATTTGATGTTGCGCTTTTTCCGGGCGCACCTTCTGGCTGTATGCTCATTGACATTTTGCGCCAAGCGGCTGTGTCTGCATCAGACCATTCACCACGCGCCGCCTTTTGGATAAACGGTTGCGCGGCTTCTGCCAATTCAAGGTAACCAGCCTCATGCGGAAATGCTGACATGCGTCTTGACAAGATAGCCCACAACATAAGTTGGCCCGTCAACTCAGGCCCAGATCCAGCGGTGTATGCGTCAACAAATTTTTGCTGTACTGCCAAGCCCTCATCAGCCGCTTTGATTTGATCCGGCGTAATTTGCCCAAACCAATCAGCCCACTTTTCTGGGTTGTTTGCGTGTTCAATCATCCACGATGGTGGCATTGACACTTCTTTTTTGTTTTGCATTTTTGCAACCATAGTCGCGTATGATTGCGGTGACGCCAGCGGGTCAGGGAACTCTTGCTCAATTTGTTCCATCGCTGGTTTTACTTTTTCTGAATTTTTCGGCGTCAATTTGATTGGCACCATAGACTGCTTGCCAGTACCCTCCGGCTCAAACGCATCAACAGTGACACGGTACTCTGGTGACAAGCCACCAATGCCAGGCGCATCTGACGCTTGTGACAAACCTGCTGTTGGCTGTTCGGATCTAGCTATACGGCCAAGCCCGGCCAGTACAGGATCAATCACTTCCATAGGATCAACGCCGGACATCACGCGATCAGTAATAGGCCCACGTTGAGCCATACGCGCTTCAGCGGCCTGCCCAACGGTATCAAGCCCTTTAGCAACAACGGGTGCGCTCGCACTAAGCCCCTTGCCCATCAAGCCACCAACGCCAGCGCCTACAGCGCCAGCGGTGGCAAGTCGCCTTGCGGCCTCATCAACGGTAGGCCCAGCGCCTGCGGCCTGCTCTACGCCCATTGTGCCGCCCTCAAAGCCCATACCATATCCGGCACCAGCCGCCATACCAGCGCGTCCCGGATATTTCACACCAAGGTCATATGGCATAGCAATGCCAGTTGCTGTTTTCATCAGCATATCTTTTATTGGGCCTTTGGCAAAACCAGCGCTTGCTCTAATACCCATAGATGCAAACTTACCCACAATGCCAGCATAAGTCAGTGGGTCAGCAAATATGCCGCGAAACGCACGTTTAATTGTTGCGCCGTTTGTTGCTGTGTCTGAGTAAGTGTTAAGCATCTGCAAAAACGTCAGCGCGTTTTCCTCGCCAGCTTCATCAGACATAAGCGCCGCAACTTGAAACGCAAATCCCGGTGCGCTGATGCCGCTTTCGCCGGGTATGCCAGTTGGGCCTGTCATGTTCCAATTAAACTCAGACATCAAATCGAGGCCATACGCCGCCGCCTGCTTGTCTGAGCCAATAAACCGTTGGCCGTCATTCATGACGCTAAACATTTTTTTAGATCCGCTGATCCACTCAGGCATCAGAGCCAGTTGATCTTCAGTGTATAGCGGCTCAACTGGTTCCGGCGCATCTGCCTCAGACGGCATAGACATATCCATAGGCGCAGACTGATCTTGTGGTGCCTCTGGCATAGCAACCTGATTAGACAGATCCATACTGCGTAGCATAGGCTGACGCTGAAACATAAAGACGTGGCTGTCTGCTTGATAATCAAATGCTTCTTTTAATTCATCAGTCATTTAACAACTCATCTCTGAGATCTGCATTCTTGCGAATAAATTTAATTTTGTTTCTAACAAACTCATAGTCAGTGTCAGTCATGCCAGAACCCAAGCGCTGACTATCTATTTCTTGAATAGTCGTGTATTCAGTAAATTCTATGCCATATTTCTCAAGTGTTGCAGATGCGCTGTCAACCAATCTTGTAACCGTTTTGCCGTACTCACTTGATAACAATTCTTTTCTAAGACCTTTTGCAATTTGAACCTTGCTTGGCTTGTCTGCAATAGACGGCTGATCTTGATCTTCCCAGACATCCATAGCCTCTGCAAACAAACGATCAACTTTCGCACTAAAACTGGCAAACGCTTGCGATTTCTTTTTTGCCACGCCAATTGTGCCGGGTACGATCTGCGCGTGTTGCCGTGCTTCGGCGGCAACGGCGCGTTCAACGTCTCTAATTGATGTGTCCATTTTTGGCAAAAGGCCAAGCAACGCCTTTGGCCCAACGCCCTTTTCTGCGGCTACAGCGTTTAATTCTTCAAGCGTGGTTATCTTGTCGTTAAAGATAAGATCCAATATTTCTAATTCGCCAGTGTAGTTTCTATCTTCCTCATCATAACGTTTTGTTTTTGCCTCTTGCAACGCGATGATTTGCTGACCGTCAATAGCTTTGCCGTTTGTTGTTATGCCAATATTTACGATTTTTTCTAATGCGTCTTTCTCTTCTTGAGATCCAACCTCCGCTGTCGCAAACTCCAAAACATCAACAACCAAATCCTGATTGGCAACTTTTAAATCATTTGCTTCAACTCTATCATCTGCTTGTTGCCGCGCCGCAATTTCTGTTCTGACGTTGGCTCTAAACTCAGCCTGATCTTGAGTAGACAAAAGCGCATAGACCGGCGTCAGCGCACCCATATTGCCACTACGCAAAGCGGTTATTCTTTTTTGATCTGGCAAATTCATAACGTGATCTGTTAACACACCAACTTGCACGTCTTTTACTATCTGCTGTATTTCTGCCGCTTTTGTTTTTGCAAAGGCCAAGTCACCAGTGTTTATGATTGCGTCATTTGCCCTTCTTGCAACATCAGTAACTTTTCCCAACGCCGCAGTCATGTCAACATTTGGAGCGGTTAATATGTCGCGCAACTTGTCTGGCATTCCCGCCAAAAATTCTTCAGCCGCCGCAATCTTAGTTGCGCGCCTAAATTGCAATTGTTTTTCAAGCGCTGATGTGTAAAGCGTTGAAGCGCTGGCATTTGCGCTTGCGTTGTACTTTAAAGCCTGCGATGGATCTAACCCGGCAATGATTTCTGAGTGACCAGTAATCATAGCCCTTAAATCGGATGTCATTTTTGCGATGTCTTTATCTTCATGCAAAAAACCAGATTTTACTAGGGCGGTGTATTCGCCAATTCTTTTATTGGCTTCCATTTCCAATTCAGTAGTTAATTGCTGTGCCGCAGTCGCAGTCGTCACTGCACCAAATACTGTGTCAGGATCACCAACAATTTCATCTAAGTCGCGGCCCTGCGATATGGCATCTTCTATCTGTTCAGCCGTTACTGGGTTTTCAAATGCATACTTAGCCGCCTCGCGCTCAGTTTGCTTGACGGCTTTTTTGTAGGCGTAATCGCTCATCACATTAAGCGCTTTGCCTATAGCGTCAAAGCTACGCGCTCTGGCGTTGGCCGCAGTCGTAAAGTCAGCGCCCGGTATTGACGGTATGGCTACGCCTAATGGGCGATATCTTAAATCCTTCGCCATTAGGTTACTCTCCCATATCTAGCCATTTGACTACCCGGTGACATACCCATTGGCTGTGCCGCTGTAGTGCCGCCCCCGGCAGGCGCACTGCCTAACGATGCATATCCAACAGCAAATTGTGTGGCTGTTGCCAGTGCCTGCATTCTGCCAGCGGCCATAGTTGCCTTGGCGGCAGACGCATACTGATGCGCCTGAACATCGCCCATAGCAAGTTGAATACTACCGCCGTCTGCCGTGTTGTAAAATTCTAATGCGCCTTTTCTCTCAGCCAGTATAGACAGCGTTTTGGCGCTATCACTAGTTGGGTCAATGTTCCCAGCGCCAGCCCGATTGTTTATCGCCGCCTGATGCGCGTTAATGTTTTCCAACACAGCCACGCCCTGCTGTTTAAATTTCAACATCTCAGAACGCGCCTGCACCTTTGCCATAGCGCCTTGCGTCATCAGCCCCTTGGCAGATGCTTGTGCAGACTTTAATTGAGAATACATTGTTGCGGCTGTTAATACTGCCGCTATTGGTAATGCCGCCGCGCCCATCCTACTGTCCTATGCTCACTTTGTAATCAATGCCAAGCAGTGTCATTTTAAGTGGCACCTCTTGGCCGATTGTAACCTGACCATCATATGTATAACCCAACATACTAGGCAATGTTTTAATCCCTGTATACTCAGGCACGGCACCGCCAAATACGCCAATGCCAAACTGCCTAAATGGAACCAGCTTGCCGTCAATCGTTAATGACTGTGTCTCAAACAATTCCGCATTAACTTCCAATATACGCTTTTTAAAACCTTTTAGCGACCCACTTGGTAAGTTTGGCTCGAATGGCAGTGTCTTAACCTCTGGCGTAAAGTTGATGCCAACTTGATAGCTGTCAGTAGCCGCTGTGGCAAATGTAATAGTAAACGGGCTAATCCCAACAGTTTGGTCAGGTTCAACAATACCATCGCGGATTATCTTGACTGTGTCGCCCTCAAGGTGCGCCATAGTGACAGATGACGCGGCACCGCCCGTCTTTGAGCAATCAAGCAAGGCATCAGCATCAAACAATTCAACATAGTATCTGTCTGTGGCACCAATAGTAAAATCAACGTCTGTCAGCCTGACGGCATCGCTGGATGTGATTGTCAGGTTGCTACCGCCCGATACTGTGCGCGTAATATCAACAACATTAGCCGCCGGGTTTGGTGCGCTATACGCCGCAACAGAATTGATGGCGGCGGCTAGGTTGTCTGCCACCTCATCATTTGTTAGTGCGCCGCCGACTTGAAATTCAAGATCTGTGGCCGGGGTGCCAGTCACCGCCGTGAATGTTGTTGATGTCCCGGCGTTGTCTGTTAGCACAACAGTTTCGCCATTGGCGATGTTAATCGCATCAGTCACCGTGATGCTGGCTGTCGCGTATGGCTGAACCGTGCGCTTGACCACAGTATAGATATCATCAACGTCAACACCGATATTTAAGAAATCGCCCTGTGTTGTCCACTCAGACGGCGCAATCACGTTTTGACTGCGAAGCAATGTATAGCAGGCAATACTGCCATCATCGTCATTTACGATTAGCAGGCGGTCACCCTCATCGGTGCCAGTCGAAACACGCACCGCCATTTCGCCGGGCGATTTCAGCAAGTGCGATGACAGCAAAGATATCTTGGCTGACGTGTAGGCTTGCACCGTGTCACTATACAAAAACTCTTGCAGTGATTTTCCCTGACGCTGAATGAACAGCGTGGCACCGTCCACGTTTTGCAGTCTGATGCCGGGCTTTGTGCCAAAAGCCGTTTGCTGTTTGACAATCAAATTGCTTGGCGTGATTGGATTGTCCAATGTTTGCGGCACATAAAACTCAGCACCTGTTGTAAATATCTGTAAGTGACGCCCAGAGTAAATATCAACAATCGCATTGAATGTGCCAGTATCAAGTGTCGCAGACACGGCGGCGTCATCTAAACTCTCACCGGGGTCAAAGTTAAAAAAGTCAGCAACACGCGACCCCCATATTGTTGACGGGCGTTGTTTGCTACCGCCAAAATATAAACGCCCCTCGTGGAATGTAACGCTACGCGGCCAGCCGCGTGTTGATGACCACACCTCTTCGTAACCGTGTTCGCTGTACCAGTTGCCGGATGTAATGGCGCTGGTATCAAAAAACGGCACCTCAACGTAGGCTTTCATTTTTGTGTCGCTGACATACTCAACGTAACGCGCCCGGCCAAAACCGTTTAACACCACGGCGTATTCATCAACAGCGGCTGGGCTAAATGCTGATATTTTATATCCGCTGGTGGCGTTTGGCGCTGTGTCCCAGTCAGGGTAAACAGTTAGAACTTTGGTGGATGCAACATAATCTTCAACGTGGCGCGTTTGCCCCGCACCCGTGCCTGACGTAATTTCAATAAACATGCCATTAGGCTGATCATTACTAGTAAAACTAGACGCCGCCTTTAGCGTGATTGTGCTAGTCGTTCCAGCCTGCGCCGTGCCTGTGTCTGTTGTCACAGATGACGCGGTAATTTCAATGTTGCCGCTAGTGGCTGACGGCGTGATAGTAAATGTTGGCTCATGCGTATCAAGCGCAAATGCGTATTTAGGTATAAAATCAAATGATATATTGCTGGCAGTCCAATCGCTGTCAGTGGCACCGCGCACAATTTTTACTGGCTCAAGATCCTCATGCACAATAATTACTGTGTCGGCAGATTGCACCCAATTCATTTCTGGGATGATGGCACTAGTGACTGTTGACACAGTCAAGTAGTCATTGCCACCGCCGTTAATGTTTGTAATTTGTGCGCCGTCTTTAAACACATACATTTTGCCGGGTGTAAAAACCAGCATGTAACTATCGCTGACACTAAATTCAAAAGAAACCATACGCACGGCTGTGCCAGCGCCACTATCCAACTCAGCAATGAACTTGGTGCCGTCCCGGCGTTTAGCACCGCCCTGCGGCTGGATACTGACGTTACGCGCTGTGGTCAGGCCAGACTTATATTGTGCAATATCTGTCCGGGCGCGAAGCTTTGGGTCTAATTCACCAGCCGTAAAATCATTTTGAATAGCAATAATGCGGCTCATGCTAGAACCTTATATCGGATATTGGAAACTCTTGTATAGTTTGAGCCGGGCGATCAGCGCCGTCAATGTTGATGGCAACGCGCATCAAACCGCCACGCATGTTTTCTGATGGTGCGCCGTATGCCTTTTGGTGATAATAGTCGCCCTTTGTAATCTGATCTGTCACTGGTTCGGCAAACTCAGCCGCCAGCGCTGTCTTTAACAGCCGCACAAAATACGGCGGGAATATGGCCTCAGTTGGACGAAACTGGTAGTCAATCCAAACGTCCTCATAATTTGTGTAAAGGCCAAGGCTGTAAATCTCAAAATCACGCACGGGCTGTGCGGCAACCGCGCCGACATTAAATACGGCCTTTGGGTTTCCAAGAATGTCACCGGGCAGTGCGTAGGTATATTTCCATTCATTGATTGGGGTGCTAGCCAAACGGCCTAGCTTTACCTTTTTGACAGACCAACTAAATGGGTACTGCATCAAAATAGTATCGCGGATATCATCGTACAGTCTGTCAGCGACTTGCGCTTCATCTGTACCTGTCGCAAATGACGAAAGGGGCGCGGCCCCCAGCATAATTAAAGCTTCAGAACATATAGATAGTTTGGTATCGCCCTGCGCCATTCAACTACTCCAATAAGGGTAAGGGGGGCGGGCCTGGCCCGCCCCTCTAGGATTAGTCGCTGTCGGTCATGCTGATAGCTGTGCCATCAGTCACATCGACCACACCAGATGCATTTGACGCAACCATAACAATATTCATTGTTGGTGTTGCACTGTCATGCACAAAGATCACATCGCCGACTGCCAAAGTGTCTGACAGGTCATTGAAATAACCAGATGTGTTCACGTCAGCAATAGCGTCTGCTGATGTGTAAGTGTAGATTGATGGCGCGTTGCCTGATTTAGCGGCACCAATCACATTCCAACCGTTTGCAGAAAAAGCCATTTTTTATCTCCTTTCCTACTATTCGGTGCAAGAAATCTTAACAATGCCCTCGTCATCGATGGCGACTGCGCCAGCGCTGAACATTGAAGAAACCAAGAAGCTGGTTTTTTCTGGGACATAGTTGATTTCAGATTTTTGGTTCATGCCGATACCCATACCCATCGCATCCTTGTGGAATGCAAAGCATGTGCGGGTTGATGGCAGTGGCAAGCCACCTTCGTCACGATCACCAATTGAGATGAACTTGAAGCCAAGGTAAGTATCGACTTGGCCCTGAACAAGAGCCTTGATCGTGTTGAAGTCGCTTGATTGCACTTCAGTTTCACCCAACAGGCCAGCAAGATTATTGGCGTGGATGATCATGACGCGACCTTCGGCTGGGACGTTATTTTGATCCATCAGCTTTTTGGCTTCAATCAGCTTTTCAATGTTCAGGTTTGTGCCTGCGCCACCAACGGTAGTCGCAACGGTAAGCGTTGTGCCTGATGCGTTAAGGGCATCAATAACAAGCTGATCCATACGTCTGCCGATGGCCCCTGAAACCACCTGCACCAATTCACGGCGTTCGTCAAAATTGACCTTTTGCTGTGAGAAGATGTCTGAGTATTCAGCGGCGATGTAATCTGACATCGTTGCTGTGACTTGTGAGTAAGTCACATTCAGTGGTGTCACGTCAGTTTGCGGTACGCGAACTGTTGCGGTGCCTTTCCCAATTTTAGGGAACTTCACCTGATTGCCCTCAACATTTGAACGCTCGCGAGTTAAGCCAGCCAAGGCACGTTGGGCCTGAAAGGCTTGTTTCACTTCTGCGTCAAAAAGTTGGACAAATGCGTTGGAAATGCCTACGGCCATCCTACTGTCCTTCCATTAACAAAGTTAAAACGATTTAACGCCTAACAGGTATCCTTTTACGGGCTGTGGCTTGGGCATATACGCTACGCCCCCAAGCGGGTTCGACAGGTCAAAGGCTTGATTATCTGTCAAGGGTGATTTTATAGAAAAACGCGGCAGATGTAAACAACCGCCGCGCCTAGATTAAATTGGTGAATATTCGTCCTTACCAAAAACATTTTCAAACATCTTTTCAACTTTTGCGCGGTACGCCGGGTTGGTCTGATATTCTGGGTTTCCAACCATAGCCATTAACTCATCTTTCGATGGCGCATCGCTAGTTGGCGACACATCAATAGGCACGGGCTTGTCACCGTAGTATGAGCGTATTTTTTGCAGGGCGCGTAGTCCTTGCGCCGTGCCGCCCATAATTTTGAACTCTTCAAAATCATCATCAGACCAGACGCCTTTACGCACTAAGCCAGACGCCCAATCGGTCATCGATTTAATAGTGAGGTCAGCATTCGGGCCAAGCTTTTCGTATTCCTCTTTAAATGAGATTTCGCCAGCGTCAGCTTCCTCTGTAGCCATTCCAATAAACGTACTAGCCAGTCCCTCAAATGCCGCCTGACTGATGCCATTTTCTTTTGCCCAGTCTCTATAAACATTATAGAGAGGGTCATCGTCACCAATCCCGGCCTCTTCAAAAACACTCGTATCATAGTTTTCAGGGGCTTTATGCTTTCCCTGAGAAAACTTTTTTTGCAGTTCAGCATATGCACCTGCCAGATCCTCACCAGTTTTAAACTTTTCCGGCAACCATTCTGGCCGCTCCGGCTCTTGTGTTTCAGCGGCATCTTGTGGGGCCGCGTCAGTTTCAAGATGTGAAATTGCACTTTCTTCAGCTTGCTGTTGGTTATCGTCACCCTCTACTTGGGCTTCGGCCAACAGACCATCTGTGTCGTTCATAGCATCCTCGCTCGTTGCATTCGCCGCTCAATTTCTCTGACCAGACTGTTTTGGCCTTCTCTGGCATAACCGTGGCTGGCATCCTCTCCGGGATACCAAGTGGGTTGTTCAATCGTTACTGATCGCAGATGGGTGAGCAACTTTTGCCCATCGTCACTGCCAAAGACCCTGAGATACAGACGATCAATGTCGTCTTTATCAACTTGTGATTTTTTTGAAATTTCTGGGTCTGCTGACTGCAAACCCGCCCAGCCGTCAGGTATCATTTACATCATCCCTTCTGGTGGTGCCTCTCCCTCAACTGGCGCACCACCCTCTGCCTCTGCTTGTGCCTGCATCATCATCGCGGCCTGTTCCATCATCTGCTGACGCTCTTGTGGCGTGGTGCGTAGATCCGCTGGCACACCTAGTTTGTCAGCCACATAGTCTGCAATAGATCCTGTCTTGACAGCCATCTGACCTTCTGGGCCAAGCGCTGATGACATCTGCACCCACTGCATAATCTTTTCTATATCGCCCATATTCTGTGCTTGTGCAATAGGGCTGACGGGTGTGACCTTTACCTCTAGCCCATTAACGCGCAACGGCATCTCAATCAAGCCACGCTCATCCATAATATACAAAATGCGCGATACTAGCGGCACCATTGTTTCTGTGATCAAGCGCCCAAACGCTGACCCAAGGTTTTGTGCCAGTTCTTTCATGCGTTCCGCAATCTCTGTGGCAGACCGGGCCGACATATTGTCAGGCGGCAGTGTGTCATCAAGCAAGATCTTTTTGACGTTCATGCGTAGGTCATTGATCACGATCTGCGACACATTGAAATCACCAGAGCGCGGCATCTGGCGCAGGCTCTCGCCTTGTGGGCCACCATTACGCGCAACCGGGATAATCGCACCCGGCTGTATGCGGATGTTTTGCGGGTTCAACACGCCATCATCAGCCGCTGTATATACGCCAGCAATTGACAGGCTAGCATTCTTCAACAGCAGTTCTAGCGTCTTGTTTAGCGTCTTGATGTCTGGGATGGCAGTGACCAGCGGCCCCCGGCCATACACCTCACCCGCCACTTTCATGTACCGGGCCACGATCCAAGGCGATGATTTCATGTAGCGCTTCAGCAGTTCGGCTTTGCCCTCTGCCCAGATCACATGATAACAATACTCGCCGCTATCCGGGTCATACAACGTAGCCTCAACCAAATCGATTTCTTGCGTTGGCTTGTCGTCAATCATGCGCTGTAGGCGTTCTGGTATTTCGGCGTCAGTCCAATGTTGTGTGATGGCTTCGCCCTTCAGCCGCATCCGGCGGTAGACGTTGTCAACCTTGCCGTGTGCGCCCTCTTCAATGCTGACCAAATACTGTGGCACGGCGGTAAAGCGAATAGGCGTCATGTCATCGCCGGGCTGTACCAGCATGACGGCGGTGCCAACGGCTAGGTCAAGCAAAAATTCCCCCATCGCCAAATCAAAGTTGGACTGACGCAACAGGCTGAACATTGTGTCAGCGTACATGTCTAGCGCCATTTGCGCTTCAATGCGGCGATCTTCGGGGATTTCCGGCCCCGGCTCTAGGCGGCACCAATGCGCGTATGGCGGGAACAGTCCAGACTGAATGCGGTTGGCAAATCGCTGTGTCGCATTGATGGCAGTGCTGTCGAACACACGCGCCATTTTGTTTTGGCCCGGCGAACCGCCGCCCTCATAATAGCCATCATACAAATTACGCTGTGGCAAGCCAAACTCGTAGCAATCCTCATAGATCTGCCGCCAGTTGTCTTTGCGGCGCTGGGCAATATCGTGGCGCTTTAGGATATCTTCAACGCTGTATCTCATGCCTTATTCCTTTTGCTTATAGCCGCCGCTTTCGACTTAGCGTCTGCTTTTGAACTCGCGCCCCAAGCGCGAAGTGATAAAAGCAGGCGCGTTGGCTTGCCCTTTTCGTCACGCTCCGGCCCCGGCATGTTGCCCATCCGGGCCAAGAATGATGCCCGGCGTGGGTTGTCGCCGCTCTTCACTGGTGCTTTAAGGTTCATGCCCTGCGCCCTAGCAGACGCACGGCCCTTTTCATTCAGACCGCCTTTTGGGTTTTTGCCCTCAGATCTTTGCCAAGCCGGACTAGCCACGCGCCGCCCTCATATTATCAATAAGATTTGGATATGGACGGCCAGCTTTCTTAGCCGCCCTCATAGCGCTACGTTTTTGCGCTGGCGTCAAACCCTTTGGCTTGCCAAGATCCTTTGGACGTTTTTTGTCCCAAACTTCTTTAGCCATTACTTACCGTAACCCTTGCCTTTTTTCTTTGGCATTTATGCCCCCTATCCTAGTGTTGTTTTCAAACCTTCTTCATCAGTGCCAGACCCAAGTCTGCCACCAGCCAGCAATTGACGCTGGCCCATACGCCGGGCGCGGCGGGCGGCGGCATCTTGCTTTTCAGCCGCTGTCGCCTCGATTGTTTTTTCCTTGGCCTTGGTTTCAGCCAATTGTTTTGGTTGTTCAACGGGCTTTACAACACCAACAGACTTTGCAAGTTTTGTCATTGCCTTTCCAGCAGATCCCATAACTATACTCCTAATGTAACCTTTGGCTTTTCAAGACTTGATTTTTGTTGGTTTGATCTCAACAAAACACGCTGATTGCGTTTTTTCTCTTCATTAGAAACCGCAACAGTGGGTTTGCTTTCTTTATCCTTATCAATACCCGCCGCTTTTTTCAAAATCGCTTTAGCGCCAACCCCGGTTTCCGGCTCTTTTTTAATGCCAGCGGCTTTCATCAAAATTTGTTTACCGCCCAATCCGCTCACAACTACACCCCTAATGTGGTTTGGTCATCGGCTGAACCGCCGCGAACACTAGCTAATAATTGACGCGAACCGCCACGGCGCTGGGCGCGTTGCCGCGCCGCCATCTGACGTTTCTGCAAATCTTCTTGCGCCGCCAAACGCTCTTCTTGGCGCTTTTGCGCCGCTGTCACCTCTGGCGCTACCTGTTGCGGCGTTGGCATCTTCGGTGTTTTGAAAACTGCGGTCATTCGTAAATCCTCGCAAACATAATATGGTCAGCGCCAGTGGGGCCGTAATTACGCAACAACCCCTCGCGAGTGAATTTTAACGCATCTGCCCACCTGACTGCAAGTTCATTTTCCGCATTTACCGTTAACTGCAACCGCTTTAATCCCTTTGTGGTAGCAAGTTGGTTGAAATAGCGGTGCGTTGTGCGCGTAAGTGATACAGCCAAGGTATTAATCTGCTTGCCCGTCAATAACCACGCCTCGCCCATACCCGGCCACAGTATGTTTGTGCCGAAGCAAGCGACTATCTTGCCGCGATACAGGGCCGTGCAGGCGTCACCCGCCGCCTGAAATGATTTGAGCATTTCATCATAGTCAGGCACGGCATCGTAGTATTCGCGGTCAAATGGCCGCAAATCCATTACACGCGGGTGCGCCCAGTGAAATGGCACGATCTGCACATAGCGGTTTGTCGATAAATCGTTAAAAGATGCTAAAGTCTGCATTTGCCGTTAGTTGTTTAAACTGTTTGCTGAATTGACTGTTGCGCGTGATGCTCCGCACCTCGCCAGCGCCAAGCATCAAATAGCCAAACGCATCGCCAACGTGTGAGTGTTCATTTTTATTGGGCGCATCGCGGAACCGTTCATACCCGGCACCAACCGCAACGCGCTTAAAATGATAGCCGCCAGCCAGCGATTTGCGGGTGCGGGTGCATTTGCTGTTGACCACCAGCCCGGCCTTGCCGTCAATCATCCTGTTCATCGGCATTGCCCCGGCCTCGCGCCGCACCTTAAAGTCGTTGGTGCTAGTGGGCCGGGCATGTAGGCCCATAGTCTTTAAATGCTCAAACGCCGTCACCTCAAATATCTCATCGCGCTTGACGCCAGCCGGGTCACCCCAAACCAATACGTCAGACTTTGGGAACATCGTTTGAATATCAGCCAGCAAGTGATGGCAGAACCGCTCAAGCCCCATATCAAACGCCACCAACTCATGTACGACATTCCAGCGCCCGTTCTGCATTTTCTGCCCAAACACCGCCGCCGGGGTCAAACCAAAGTCAAGCCCGATATGCACGGGCCAGCCGGGTTCTATCTCGACATCGCCGGACATAACGCTGTCGCTATACTCAGGCCAGACGGGCTTGCCGTCCTGAACGTAAACGTACTGCGCCCCAGCGTAGCATTGTATCCAGTCAAGCGTTTTTCCGGCCAACTGCTGTTCGTAGTATCCGACTGGCAGGTTGTTGATGTTCTCAGCCTTGGGGTTGTTGATCCAATGCTTGCCAGCCGCAAAGATATTGTCCTCATGTTCGGCAGTACCCTCAATGACGCCGCCGGGCTGTTTGTAAAATTTCCACGGGTACTTGCCCCTAATCGGGTTTTTCTCCGCTAAGTTCGGCCACCAGTGGTCACTGTCCATCGGGTTGGTTGACATCCACACGCCGCGCCAAGTGCAACCAGCATTGGCCTTGGTGGGGTAACGTCCGACACGCGAGGTCAGGCCGTCAACCACCGCCTTTGGCAGTTCACGCGCTTCGTCTATGAAACCCCCTGTCAGTTCAAGACTGAGCAACTTTCTAACGTCCCGTGGCTGATCCAACGCCAGAAATATCACCTCGCAGTCAATGCCAGCGGCACCGTCTCTAGGCGGCAGTTTTATGTGGTGCGTGATCGGCGGTGACCAGCGCATCGGCCCCCACACGTTTTCCGGGAAGATCTCTTGCCACGTTTTTATCGTGGTAGTCCTCAGTTCCGGGTAGCTGTTTCGGATAACTGCAAATCGAGTATATCTGATCCCATCTATCGGCGAAGGTTCCTGCTTCACAGCCCTCAACATCACTTCGGCTAACGAAGCAAATGTCTTGCCAGAGCCGACTGGCCCCATCAAGCCACGCACAAAGCTGTCGTCTTGTAAAAATTGCCATACGGTTGGACTTTGCGAAAAATTAAGGTTAAGGCCAGCAAGCGCCTCAGTCGTTGGCTGTTTCCTGCGCCGGGGTGATCTGTCGCTGGCCGCTCTCGCTCTAGCCATCAATCGTTCTCCGGGCTGAAAATGATAGTCGCAACATTCTGAAAGTCACTGCTGTTTAGTTCTAACATAGCGCCGCCACAATGTGTACAGACAACTTTCTCACTGCGATCCATTACCCGGCCCCGTGTGTCCTTGCCGCAATAGCCGCATATGACCTCATCATAGAAGAACCTGACCGAATAATAATCTTTAAAATTTAGAACGTCAGCCGTCATCGCCGTCAATCTCCACTATGCTGGTTGTCGGCCCCGTAATGTTGATGCCGATCATGCTGGGTTTCATGTTGTCGCTGTTTGGCTCCAACAAGCCGCGATGCTTCGCCAGTAGGCGCAACGCCGACAGCTTGTCGTGCATCTCAACCTCAATCTGATTGCCAAACTGATTGGGCGTGACCTTGACTTTCTTGACGGCGCGTTTGGCGCGATCCGATAGCTGGTCACTTGGCGTCAGTGTCACGCGGCCCATATCGTCCCACTGAATAACGTCAGTGGCCTCGCCAGCGCCAATGGCCTCTAACTCTTGCACAACCGCTTCGCGCCTCGCCTCATCGCTAGAGGCCAGTGCGGCGCGTTGCTGTCTAATCGTTGGCGATTTGCTGTCTGACATGCAGGCACTCCGATCCTGTTGCGGCATAGCCAGCCAGATCCACCCAGCTATCCTGATGATCCGGCGTTGCCGATAGCCGGGCTAGTTTGACCCCGGCCATCATCATCGCCACATGTTCTGGCTGAAACTCAATGCCAACCAGCGCCGTCCAAATGACGGCGATGCGTTCATGATTGTCCCATATGCTACCATACTGTTCGCCGCGATCAGCTACGGTTTCTTTTGCGGCATCTAATAATTCATTGCGGTTCATTCGCTTTCACCCTTTACATCAACAATAACCAGTTCGCAGGCGCAACACTTGTATTTAACTTTATGCGCCCATTCGCGTATCAATTCAATTGTGCATCGGCACCGGGGGCATTGGCTGTTGTTTAGCCGCCGCTGAAATGTGCCATCGCCCTCATAAATGTGATCGTTCATCGGAACACTCCCTCGCCATTACAACGATAACACAACGTCCATTCGATGCAACCATAGCCGTCCGGCTGTGTGATCCAGCCGTCATCGCAATGGGTGCAGGGAATTGGACGAAAATTTTGTGTGACACCCCCTATCGATAGATGAGAGGGGCGGGGGGCAAGGGGTGCCTCTGCGGTTTTGCGGCCAGCGTCAGCGCCCTGCCCGTGTTCACAAGCATATGTCGGTTTGTTTGTTACACGCATCACAGCATACCCTGCGCTACGTCATAGAGTGACGGCACCCCGGCCCTGCGCTCAATGGCTGTGTCGCATGTATTCAGCGTGGCGGCGCGTACATCAGCCGCGCTGTACCCAGCGTTAGCCAGCCGCCGGGCGTGTGCTATCTCATTCGCGTACAGCCGCACCTGCCCGGTTGCCTGTTGCACGGCGCGGATGTAGGCATTGCAGATTTCATCGGATGTTAACTGATTTTCGGTTAACAAAGCCGACCCAGCAGACGGCTGATGGGGCGTGTGAGAGAGTGAATGTCCATCCCCCATACCCCCTATGTCTTTTGTGGTTACGTCATCATCGTCATCACGCACCTGCAATGGCGTAGCAATGTGTATATCTTCGTATGTTGGCAGTGGCTCATCACCATCCCACAGCACTTGATACCTGTTGCTCTTCCATCCGCTGGCCGTCTCTTGGTAATCTTTGGGCGATAGCTGGCGCACATACTTGCGGCGCTTCAGTATCTTCATTGCGTTGTGTATCGTCACACGCTCCGCATAGCCTGTCATCTGGCACATAGTTTCCATTGCAGGCCAGCACACACCAGCCCGGTTAGCGAACACGCACAGCGCACCAAGCACCCGCAGTTCGCGTTCTTTTAACTCACGGTCACCGACTGCCCGTGCAGGCAACACTGACCACTTACGACTAAAAGGGGATTTCATCATTAAGATCCTTTGCTGTTTGCGTCTTGATGCTTTCGACTGCCGCGCCGGGAAACATTGCCTTTGCTGTTTCGGTCAACACACCAGCTTTAGTCTTTTGCCATTCGTCAATGATCGTGGCTATCTCGCCAATGCTGTAGACTGACATATCACGATTGTCAGCGGCCACCTTGCCAGCCTCGTATTCATCGCGTGTCACCGCCAGCACCTTGCCGCTTGGCATTGGCGCTTCCCAATATTCCCCTGTCAGTGGCTTATGCCCTGCCGCTATGGCCGCATTCACCATTGCTTCGACACCGCGCAAAGTGACTTCACACTGATGCTCGACATCCTGCATCTTATCTATTGCCGCATTCAGCTTATCCATTTGTGCTTCAAACCTACCTCGCAGTGCCTCATCACACAGCCAAGGTAAACGATCCACACCCCATTCGGCTTCGACTGCCCTGACCTTTCTGTCGTAGTCAAACAGCGCATCCTGCTGACGGCGCATCGCGCCCTCACTAGGCGCATAGTGTTGTTTAGTTGGTTTCCTAATTCTTGCCATTACCTATCACCTACATGCCGGGACTATGAGAAAGAGATCCCCTATAGTGGGGATCTCATCTCCGTCATATCCGGTCACCTGTACGGTTAGTATGAGATTGCTATGAGATTTACCATTTCTCATCTCACATTCTCGCCTAACTCATTGTTAACCCACACTTTGCCGCCGTCATTGACGACAACGCCCTTCAATTGTAGTGCCGCACGGTCATCTGAGCGCTTTCTTGACGTTAAATCGGGGCATTTTTGTTTGTGCAATTCCTGCCAACGATCCATCGCCATCTGCTGTACTGACATATCAATCAGCCCGTTTTGTAGCGCCTGTAGCGCCAGCAACTGACCAGCAGTTAGTTTGGCACCGCGTTTCTTTTCTGCCGCCTCAACGGGCAATAGAACCGCACTGCTGTCATCAATCAGCGCCACTGGCGTCAACTCATACTGGCTATCAGCGATTGGCTCCGCGTCTTTTTGCTTTTCCATTTTCAGTGTGACCCGGCCCTCACTGCTCGACAAAGCCAACACACTGTCTGACAGACCCATCAGCGAACTACTGCCCCTCATGCCTCTGGCGGCGTCCTTGCCAGAGTGATGCACGGCCAGCACGGCACAGTCAGCGTGTCGCTGTATGACGCCGCACATCTCACCAAACTGGCCCATAGCCGTTGCGTCATTCTCATCTGACCCAGTTGACGCTAGTGTCCGGGCCACCGTGTCAATCACAATCATGCTAAAGTCCTGCTTGAAATTGTCGATTGTGCGTAACAGCTTTTCTAAGTCAGGCGGGTCTAACAGCTTGACCGCCATTGGCAACACATAGAATGGCGTGTTGCCGTGCGTATCATTGTGTGACTGCCACGCCTTGATCCGCTTGCCCAGACCGCCAACGCCCTCTGCCGCGATGTAAAGCACGGCACCCTGCCTTGTGGCCCGGCTGTGCCACTGCCGCCCATACGCCACTGACAGCGCCCAGTCGATTGACAAGAACGACTTACCAATGCCCGGCGCACCGTACAGCACAGAGAAACCGTGCTTGGTTAGGATGCCATCAACCAGCCACTCGACTGGCGGCATGTTGCGTAAATAGTCAATGTCGTAGGTTTCAAAGACGTCCGGCTTGTCAACTGGCTCTGCCTTGTCCGGCTCAACCTCAATGGCGGGTGTCTCTTTGACCAATGCCATCAATTCAGACGGGCTGTGGTCATTCAGCCAGTCGAATACGTCTTGCTTGTCAGTCAGCCCCGGCAGGCTGACGCGCTTGAGGCGCTTCGCTACCGGGTATAGCTGACTGACCACCACATCAGCGTGTGCCTGCCCGGCCTCATCGGCATCAGGTATGACAATGACATTACGATCAGCGAAATACTGATTGATGTCTGGTTTCCAATTCTTTGCGCCGCCGTGGTTTGTGGTGGCGACTACACCCAATTGGTTCAGCCTGTCGGCACACTTCTCACCCTCAACCACAAACACTGGCGCGTCTGGGTTCTGGATCATGCCGACTAGGTTATATGGCACCGGGGTGACGCCATCCATATTATACAGCCAGCCACCCTTGCCGTCCGGGCGGCGCTGTCTGAACGATTTGGGTTCAAATCTTTGCACTTGAAACAGCAAATCACCGTCAGGCCCGTAGTAACTGTATTCACGGGCCAGATACTTTGCCGGGGTCAGCGTCTGCTGTACCCGCTTGGCTATGCCAAATTTCTTTTCCAATACGTCTGGGATATTGCCGTTTATACTGGCTGGCTCAAACATACGAACCAAATCCACAACGCCGCCACCCACGCCGTTTTCATGATCAAACCAAGTGCCGCGCTTGCTCACACTAAATGAGCCGTGTGTCCCCCAGCGTAATTCATTCCCCTTTGACAGCTTGGCATTCGGCTCCCCAAGGTAATGCCTAGCAACCTGCTCAATATATGCCGATATATTCGTCATCTTATTACCTCACCCCCTATCACCCAAAAGACGCGCCCGGCGGGGAAGGGAGGAAACCCCGCCGGACGCTACCCGCTAGAACAGATCTGCGCCTGCACTGCTGGGTGAGGCAGGCGGCGCTGTAACTGCCTGCACGGGTTCTGCTGGCGCTGATGCGCCTTGGTTCATGCCCTCTGGCCGTTCAATCCAGCCAGAGATTGACCACTTGGGTGAACGAAACGTCTGTGTGCCTTGGGCCTTTGTTTCGATCTGGATACGGTCTGAGCCAGTGATTTCAACTACTGGCAGTTTGCCGGGGTTGTCAGCTTTCCCGGCAAGAAACGCATCATGCAGGTCATTCATCTGATTGCGTACAATCTTTGATGATGATGACATCTCGCGCAAACCGATCTCTTTGTTGTAGAGCCGGATGCGGAAGCCCTCTTTGTGGTCAGGCGATGGCTGTTGCGGCATTGGCTCACCAACCTGCACCATCCGAAAGTCAGGCCCACTTGTGGTAAACGCAATGAAGCCAACCTCAATCGCATCCATATCCATCACCACTTTGATGGGTGTTTCCATTTCAGTCTCAGACTTTTCCCAAGTGCCATCCGGCGCTTGATGCCGATCCTGCCGCACAAAAGACCCATCCTTTGCGCTGTACTTTACAATCGGCAGGAAATCCCCGCCACCCGAACTGCTAGTCTCTGTAAAACCTAAAGCCATTTCATTTCTCCATTCAACTTTAGAACAATGTTTGGCCCAACCGGGCCGCTCTATTTACTGACACGCTTTGCGGTCAGCAAATCCTTTAGCCCCTCAACGGGGTTTAATTTATCATTTGGCACAAAGTAACACGGCCTGCCAGTAAACGTCTGCCAATGCTCCGGGCGCTTACCCTCATGCCCATAGCACCACCCAATAAGCCTCACCTCAGTTGGGTCATGTACAATTGCGCCAACAAATATTTTGTTGTCATCGTCAGCCTGATGCAGAATGAGGTTGTGATTTAATTGCGTCCGGGTTCTAACGTCAACACCATTATCACCACCAACGTCTGTGACGCCGTGTTGGCCTACGTTGCCCATCCAAAATAAATCTAGCGCCTTTGCGACTGCCATTTCACCAAGCACACCAGTCGCGGCGATGCCCAATGCCCCGCCAAAATCTTTGACAGCGCCATACCTAGCCTGTCTGCCCTGCATCCAGTTTTGCACCTGCATCTGCCCGGCGATATGAATGCCCAGCAATATCTCAGAGTAAGTAAGGTTAACCAACATCAGCCAAATGTTCCCGCACAATCATCATCGCCGTCATCGTGTCGCACTCAACAGCGTAGCGCCAGTCGTACTGCTCTGTCAGATCCCCGGCTGGCACAAAGTCCGACATGCCCACGATAGCCGCAACCGGGAAACGCCAGCGGATCGGCAAGCGGTCATATTTGTAGACCAGCAATGGTAGTTTGTTGGTTGCCATCGCACTGTCGCACGTCTGCACCCACCATTGAGGGTTTATGCCATAGCCTGCCCGGTAGCGCTTCGCCTCAATGCTGAATGGAAAGTCAGGCATATCGACACAGATCAGATCACCGTGATCGGCTTCGCGGTACTGCTCAATATCGCGCTTGAACGTCAGGCCCAGTTCATCCAACAGGATTTTTGCCAAGTCCCGCTCAAATGCCGCGCCCTTGTTGCGCCCGTTAACCATCGCGTCTGATCCCGCGCAATGCACCAGCCGCATCAAACGCTGGCTTTTCTGCCAGCATTTTATCCAGCGCCTGATCCAGAATATCATCGGCCAAAGCCGCCATAGATCGGTGCGCCGACACGTCAAGCGCGGCCCGTAGCTTGTCCATTGTCGTGTTTCGCAGTCTAAAGTGCGCCTGTGTCGTGGTTGCCATAACTTTTATTTTCCTTTAGTTTCAACGAGTTGCGGCCCAGGGGACGCTGATTTGTACAAAAACATACACAACCCCCCTTGTACCAGAATGGTAGAAGGTGTATATAATCATTATTGCCACCAAACAAAGGGAGTTACGAAATGGCTAAAGAAACAAAAATCGACAGAGAATGCACTTTCAGACTTTATACGATGTATGTGCATGATGCCGCTGTTGCGAATGAGGTTGGCTTTCATGACAAGGCAAACAGATATTATTGGATGGCGGCACGGTACGCTAGGCAATTAGGCTTTACCGTGCCGGGCCGGGTTTTGTACGGTGCAAACATAGAACAGCAAAAAATTGATGCAGAAAAAGAGGCGGCTGAAATTGTAGACAATTTTTGGGTCAGCCAAGAACAAGAAGATTACGATCATGATCGTGATATGGAAGGTTGGGATTTTGCAAACGGGGTGCGGGCCTAACGGCCCCGCCCTAATCAAGGGAGACTAAAATGGAAAACGTAGAAATAGATCGGATCATCAAAAGGCTGGAAGCGGTTAAAGAGCAGAACCGCATAATGGAAATGGGTGACTGCACAGACGAAAATGGCTTTAGCGATTTTTATCGTAGCTATTACAAACCAGCCGCATCACTCAAAGAAAACATCTTGATCGCGGTGCGTGATGATTTCAACGAATGGTATAAATCAGCTTGAAGGGCTAATCCAATGACTAAATACGTTGCTTACTATCGTGCGTCCACCAAACGCCAAGGCCAATCCGGCCTTGGCCTAGAGGCCCAGCAGGCGTTGGTGTCTGACTTCGCCAAAGACAATCCTATCATCGCTGAGTTCACTGAAGTCGAAAGTGGCCGCAATGACACGCGCCCGGTGATGGCCGAAGCGCTGGCCTACGCCAAGCAGTCTGACGCCATCCTAGTTGTTGCCAAGCAAGACCGCTTGGCCCGTAAAGTTTTATTCATCGCCCAACTAATTGAAAGTGGTGTGCCGTTTGTCATTGCCGACAACCCACACGCCGACAAGTTTCGTTTGCACATTGAGGCGTGTATCAATGAGGATGAGGCTGAGAAGATCAGCAAGCGCACTAAGGACGCCCTCGCCGCCGCCAAGGCGCGTGGCGTCAAGCTTGGCTGTCCAAACCCACGCGCTGGCGGTCTGGCATCAGGTGCCGCCCGGCGCGAAAAGACACAGCGTGTTGCCGCAAAGGCAATGCCAATCATCACCGCCCTGCGCGATGCTGGTGCATCGCTACGGGCTGTGGCTACCAAGCTGAATGAGGCGGGTGTCCCGTCAGCTATGGGTGGTGCGTGGCATGCAACCAGTGTGCGTAACTTAATCAATGCAATGGGAGACTAAAAATGGTCAAAGAATTTTTTGGGTTTATGTTTCTAATGACGGTGGCGATTGCTGGGTTTACCAACATCGTCACTGACGAATACAACGTGTGGGCCTTGATGGTCAAATTAGGGGGTACAAACTAATGGTTGGAAAACTTACACCAGATTGGATGCTGTCGGCATCACGCATACCAGTGTTGCTGAATGCGTCACCGTATCAGACGCAGAATGATCTGCTGGCTGAGATGATCCGCATTGATGAGGGTGGTGAGCCAACGCGCATACCTCAGAATGAGATGATGGCTTGGGGGGACAGGCTAGAAAAAATTGTCCTGACCGAAGCCGCCACCCGGCTGGGCCTGACCAATGTTGAGTTGGATTTCACTGAGGCGTTCAAGCACGATCACCTGCCACTGGCCGCGTCACTTGATGGCGTTGGCTGTGGCAAGGGTGACATCATCGCAAACTTGAACAAGGGTATCTATACGCCGCTTGCATCCCGCGTTGATATCTCTGGCCTTGGCTGTCTTGAGGCCAAAACGACACAAGCAATGGCAGAAGATTTGCCGCCCAACCATCGCGGCGTGTTTCAGTTGCAGGCACAGATGATGTGTACCGGATACAAGTGGGGCGCTGTCTGTGTCCTGTATCGGGGCAGTGAGTTACGCACGTTTGTCTATCAGGCTGACCCGGCGGTGCAGTCCCGCATCATGCAGGCGGTGCATGACTTTGAGCAACGCCGCAAAAACAAAGACTGGTATGAGCCAGTCAGTGCCGAAGATGCGGCAACCGCATACAGCCGGGTGGACGATGCCGCACCGCCAATCGAACTGGCAAGCGAAGAGGCGCGTAACTGGCTGAACCAGCTAGTCGTAGCCAAGCGCAACAAGGCGGCGGCTGAACAGGACATCGATGAGGCCAGTGCCGCGATCATGCAGATTATGGGCAGTCACAAAGAGGCCATTGGCACAGTCGGCAATCAGATGATCAAGGTCAGTTGGCCGGAGCGCCGCTTTAAGGCACAGCCTGAGAGACTTGTCCCGGCCAAACCCGAAACAGTCATGCGTCAAAAAACTTTAACCATAAAGGAGTTGAACTAATGCCCCGTCCACGCGATTTAAGCGCCACTGAGCGCGTCTATGATGCGATAGTATCATTCACTTCCAACAATCCCTACCCGCCGTCACAGACCGAAATAGCGGCAATGGTGGGCCGGAGCCGCACGGCAGTAGTCAAACACCTTGTGCATCTGACTGAGGCTGGCCGCATTGAGGTGCCACCCGGACGCCATCGCGGCATCAGGGTGGTCAAATGAGGGTGCCAACCAAAGAAGAGATCAAGCGTGACCTGCGAATACCAAAGGTCACGCCGCCGCTCGACAGGCTAGGCCGGACGAACAGGCCAACCACCACAAAAAATATGATGCTAAAAATCAGGGTGAAGGGGCAACGCTAGTTGCCCTTTTTTTTATTCTGGAAACTTTCCAGCGCCCCGGCACCAAAGTAAAAACCAAGAATGATCATCATCGCATAGTTGATGCTGAACTGTTCCATCACCTTGGTCACCGCGTCTGGGTCACCCGTGCCAGCGATAGTCATAGTCAGCACAATGATGTAGCTGACTAAGAACGTGAAGCCAAACATCAGGGCGAGGTAACGCTGTGCCAGTTTGAATGGCGCGTATGCGTTCATCAAATCAATCCGGGCCTTACTCTTGGCCGCGATCTCTTCCTCAGTCGATGTGTGCATGTCATCAATAAGCTTCATGCCCTGCTTGATGACGCTGTCAGATCCCAAGATTTTACCTAGTACAGCTAGCATTTAATAACTCCATACGTTGGGGCGTGGGCCACCTTTGAATGTATCCAAATGCAGAAAACGGCCTGACCCTTTCTGGGCCACGCCAATGCCAGTGAAGCCGTGCTTGAATGCCAGCTTCATCAGGTCATAGCAATCAGTCCCAGCAACGGCCACGTCAACGGCAATGCCTCTTGTATGCACACCCGGCGCCGCCTTGCTTGCCTCAACGCTGTGTTGCGGTGAGCGGTAGGCGCTGGTGATTGTCATAGGCTTGCCGTACTCATCGCGCAACGCCTGCAATTTCTGCATAAAATTTTCAGACATTTTGCAATCGCCAGTCTCACTGCATCGCATCTCTGCCTCACTGAAACTTGGGTAGTCTTTCCAATTCATGATCTCATCTCCAAAACTGCCGAAACCATTTTATCCCAGCTATCCATTTCCGCCCGGCGCGTAAATGCGTCCGGCGACAAACGCCGCGTCTTGAACGACACTGATGTGATGGGCAACCACAGAACAAGTCGCTTGTCGGGGTTACATAAGGCCAAGGCATCGCAGTCGTTCCTATTCAATAATCTTTTACCTGATCCGCCCTTGCCACAATTGAAATGGTGGGCGGGTGTTTTGTATCCTATGCCCTTGCATATGTTGGCCGTCTTGACCTCAATGCGTATGAACTGGTCACCCTGCCAAGCCAACAGATCACATCCATCTTGGGGACAGTGCGACACGCTCCAGCCGTTGTCGATCACCGAAGCCGCCGCGATCATCTCGCCCATAAGGCCAGTGGTGGTTGCTGTCACCTAGTCGCCATCCATAGTATAGCTAGCAATGCCGCCGCTGTCGCAGTACCCAACACAACAGCCCCAATAATTTCTATAAGCTTTTGCCTCATCTCTTGTTGCTTGTAAATCATCTCTTGCCGCTCACGCCGTATTCGCCCCTCAAGCTGGATCAGATCGGCCCAAGCTTGTGGGCCGTAGGTCATGTTGAGAAATGTCTTTAACTCCTGTCGTTGGGCCTCTAATCGCTTTTTGGCGGCGTAGGCATTTAGCGCGGCGGCTTCAACGCTGTCGCCTGACATTATCTTTTTAAACAGGGGTGGGTTCTGTGATTGCTTGACGGCCTGATCAATGTCACTGGCACACTTCATCCAGCGCGACACATCTGTGATACAGCTTTCCAAATCCCGGCCTGCTGAAATCATTTGCTTTACGGTATTGAATGCGGCGGTGGCCCCGCTGATGGCCGCGCCTATTGTGATGGGATCCATTGTGTCAATCGCCCTTCTCTCAGCGGCTCACAACGCCAAGCTGTTGCGACTAAGCCATTGTCAATCTCACCAACAGACCGCGCCATTTCCATACAACGGCGCTTGCAACTTTCCCGGTCAGGCCAAGTCGGCCCCCTAGTATCCCAAAATTCGACACATTGTGACGGGTCAGAAATCAGACACGCTAATACAATTGCCTTAAACATCTTGCTTGAATAGCTTTTGAACCGTATCGGTTTCCCATATCCGTATCAAAACCCACAAGCCAGTGAACACAGCCACCACATCTGGTGCCATCTCAAGCCAAGCCGCTACTGTGCCTGTGCCAGCCGCTACATCAACGATGACTTTTTGTTCCTCGTTCATCAATTTGCATCCTTATGTAGCGTGTATCAAATAACCGTTAAACCAAGAAACGTTTGGCGAAACGTTATCGTGAATGATTGTTGCTTCGTCTGTAAAAAACTCTACCTCAACATAATCTGTTGTCCCATTCATTTGGTGCATAACAACAGGGCCAGCATAAGTGCCGCCTATGAATTGGTCTAAATCAGTTTGTATTTGTGTGTAATACTGGTCTGTACCATTCTTTGTTATGTAAATTACAATGTATTCGTGGATACCAGAAAAAGCCCCCCTGATAGCTGTGCTAAACATATACCAGCCAGCAACTTGTGGTGTATACCTATGGTTTGTTGCATCCCAATAACTACCAGTATCTAATACAGGTGTTGCGTCCCATTGAACTTTAGTGAGAGTGGTTGCAGAAATTGATTGGTCTAAGTCAGTCCCTGTAACTTGAAACGATAATTGTTTTGGCTGTATTAAACCACCACTTCCAATTAAATTTGCAACGTCTCTTGACCTACTCATCTCTACACCTCATCAGGCCAATCATTGATTGGCGCATTTCCAGTTGGGTTTCCATCTGCATCCACTGGCACATCCCATAATGCCATAAATACGTTGATATCACTAGCCGCATCTATCGCCGCTTCAATCGTGTTGCTGGCTGTACGCACATCAGCACGATACTGAGTGACCGCAGACGGTACGCTGTAATCAGCTACCTCAGTTGCCTTGATAACTTGCCAGTCACTAAACGCAAGCAGTGATGCCGCTGTTATTTTTGTCTGTGCTTTGTATACTGATTTGAGGCCAAGTGTCACAACCTGTTCGCCATCTTGCATTAATGGGTTGCCATCTTCATCAACCTCATTCACATCATCCAATGCCTTTGGCAAGTCAGCCGCCCAATAGAAACGGCTATCAAACGGTGCTGGGTCATCTTCCCACACAAGGCCCATAGTTACCTTGTATTCATCTGACCACCGCATCCACGTTGCAGGGTGGGTGATGTTGTTATCATCTTGCCAGCTTCTGCCAGCGCGGATGATTTTACCATTGTATTTATATGCCATTGGTTATCTCCTATCTGGCGTTGGCGTATTTGAATGGGGCTTCGGCAAAGGCGAGGTAGATGTAGGTCAGGCCACTGCCATTCCATTCACCGTTGGTTGTGTTTACTTTGAAGCCGTTACTTAGTAACTGAATAGCATTAACGCCACTATCTGCCGCCTCTACGTTGGTTAAGTTTGCCGCTAAATACGCACCCGTCCCAATACTGTAATTCATTTGCGGTGAACGTGCAGAATCATACATCCACCATCTGCCCGTTTGGTCTATCGCCTTGCCCATCACGAAAGACGGCGCAAATCCTGTGAAAACAAAGGGGCCGTTTGTTCCACTAGAATTACCTTCGTATGACCCGACCTTGCTGAAGCCTTCAACGCTTTTAAAAACATACGCCACATAATCGTCTGGGGTTCCATTCACCCTTCCAATACCAACACCGCCGTTTTTCAATGTAATTGTTGACGTACCTAATTGCTGATATCCAGTAGTTGGTGAAAATTCAGCCGCAGTGGTGTCTAAATTTAATGATGTTCCGCTAGTAAACCCACTCCAGCACACATCCCAATTTGTTCCACTATCTCTATTTTTTACAATAGAAAACTCTGGGTCTGTAAGTCCGTGACCAACAGTTGCCCCATCCGCATTATTGCCGACCCAAGTGACCACGCTAAAACCTGCATCTGGATTAGCCGATACACTTGACGTAATACTGCCATTGGTGTTGCTTACGGCTGTGCCGCCAGCTTTCCAGTTCCAAGCGGCGTAGGTGCTTCCACTATTGTTTATATTAGCATTAGTTCCTAGCGTAAAACCATCACTGTCAAATGACGTTAAACCCTGTGCCTGTGTGCTTTCTGCGCCAGTTGTGTTGCTTGATAATTGTTTTGTTGCGCCACGCACAATGTCCCAAAGCACATTATTATATGCAGATGACCTACTTTTAATCCAAGTAAAGTCGCTTTGAAAATTAACGCCAGTGATGCTGTTGCTTGCGCCTGTGCCACTATACAGCACCGTATTAAAGTGTTCGTCACTCGCTGTGGTGCTGTTCGGGCCGATTGCTGGTTCGTCAAGGTTGGATGTGCAGAGGGCTAAGAAGCCGGACGGTGGGGCATAGAAAAAGTCACCAACACCATTACCATCTGCATTGCCGCCAGCGGTTTTATTGCCAGCAAAAGTGCTATCCTGACCAAAGTTCCATACTTGAATAGTCGTTGCGTTTGTTCCACCGCCCATCCCCCCAGCAGGGAAGTATTCTTGCGTGGCTGATATAGAGGTTGTAAACTGTAGGGCGTTGTCTTTATAAAATTTTGCCTCATTAGCATCACGGTCTATAGCAATTCCTAATACAGTATGTTTTGTTGTGCCAAAAGAACCTGATTCTGCTGATTCAACACCCGCAATAAATTTTCTAATATAGTAATTTGAACCGCTATAATTACTCCAACTTGCGCCATAAGTATTAGAGTTACTGCTTCCTCCTCTGCCATCACCAGATGAATTAGTTGTTATGCCTGTAATTCCATTCCACATTTCTTGGGCTAAATCAGCAAAACAATAACACTCCCAATACCATTTGCCCGTTGCAGGAACTGCAAAACTAGCCTTGCCGCCCAGATTATTACCCACCTCAGTTATTTTTAGGTTTGCTTCGGAAATAGCTGACGTAGTGATTGTTGGGTCTAACAGATTTATTGTCGGGAACACATTAGTGGGTGAATCCAACACGACATCGCTTGCGGCTAGGTTGTTTGCAGTCCAGTCATTGGTGTTGCCAGATAGGTCATCGCCTATCGCCGCACTATCTGCGAATGACAGGTAGAAGCCGTTAGTGCCATAGCTACCGCTGTACTGCTTTGGCACCCAGATGCCGTTGATGGTTTCACCGAAGCTGGTGGCGTCTAGGGCAGTACCGTCAATGTAATGAAATTCTGCAAGATATCCGTCAAATGAATTTGCTGAATTACTGTTACTTATGGTAAAACTTGTACGACTATCATAACCAAGCATATCCCAGCTTCTGCCAGCAACTAAAGAACCTACAGATACTGTTTGCGCTTGTTCTACACCGTTAATATAAAACTTGATTGTTCCAGCGGTTCCATCAACAGATACAACGCAATGATACCAAGATGATGAGTCACGCAACAAAGCATCTGTTTGAACAATCACTTGTGTGTTACTGGAATCAAACCCATTTGTTGCTAGTTTTCCAGAACGTAATTGTATGCCACCAGCCCCAGTACTTTCAAAATAAATGTTTTCTTGTGACTTGCTGGGGACATTACCTAGTTTCATCCACCAAGAAAACGTACCTAATGCTGTGCTTGTACCAGAACCGCCATAGGTTTGTGTTAGATTTGGCCCATCGTCATCATTAAACCGCAAAGACTGGTCAATGAGATATGGGTAAAACCCAGATGCCGGAGTGTACATCCA